AAATATACCATCAACAGAGACAGCAAAAAGAGGACAACCTAAATATTACGCTATGTTTGGAGGAGCCACTGGAGATGGAGATACAAATTCAGGCAGAATAATGTTTGCTCCTGTGCCCGATACTACATACAAATTTAGGGTTCATTTTAATAAAATGCCAGCTACTTTAGCTTCTGATAATACAACGAACTATATCAGTCTAAACTTCCCTAATGGCCTATTATACTGCTGTTTAGCAGAGACATATGCCTTCTTAAAAGGTCCACAAGATATGTTGACATTATACGAACAAAAGTATAAACAAGAGGTAGATAAGTTTGGTGTTGAACAAATTGGCAGACGAAGACGAGATGACTACACCGACGGAGCTGTCAGATTATCAATACCTTCAACTAACCCGTAAGGAGTTTTTATATGGCAATTACATCGGCAGTATGCACAAGTTTTAAAGTAGAACTTTTAAAAGGAGTTCATGATTTTACAGCAACAACAGGTAATACTTTTAAGATTGCTTTGTACACTAGCTCTGCAACTCTAGGCGCTAGCACAACGGCTTACACAACTTCAAACGAAATAACTAACACTTCTGGAACGGCTTACACAGCAGCCGGCGCAACGTTAACGAGCGTAACTCCAGTTGCTTCAAGTACAACTGCAGTTTGTGATTTTGCAGATGTAAGTTATACAGATGCATCATTTACAGCGAACGGTTGTCTAATTTATAACGACACGGCAACAGGTGATCCTGCGTGTGCGGTCATTGCTTTCGGCGGTGATAAAACTGTAACTAGCGGAACTTTCACAATTCAATTTCCAACAGCAGACGCTACAAACGCTATCATAAGATTAGCATAGGAGTAACGACGGATGTCCGTTACTAGAACATATACAGTAACGGTGGTCAGCACCGACTCTGGAAATAAATATGCTATTGATGGTGTTCAACAAGATACTCTCTATTTAGCTGAAAGTGGAACTTACAAATTTGATCAAGCTGATTCCTCTAACACATATCATCCGTTAAGATTTTCTACCACAAGCGGCGGAACACACTCAGGTGGAAGTGAGTACACGACCGGAGTTACAACCAACGGAACGCCAGGTTCTTCAGGAGCTTACACTCAAATTACTGTAGCGACTGATGCTCCAACTTTATATTATTATTGCACTAACCACTCAGGAATGGGAGGAACGGCAAATACACCAACTCCTGATACGTGGGGAGCTTTAGGTTGGAATACTAATCTTTGGGGAACTAATGAAGAGTTTGTTGTAGGTTGGGGAGCCAGAGCATGGAATGATGGTGAGTGGGGTGAACTTAAAGATGAAACACTTACTTTAACTGGTGTATCCGCAACAGCGTCAGTTGGAGATATTGTTGCTTTCCCTGAACAAGGTTGGGGCAGAGATGGTTGGAACGATGAGTCTTGGGGTGAATCAAGTTTAACAGTAGAATTAACTGCACCTGATGCAATTGTATCAGACTTAGGCCCTAATGGTTGGAGTAATGCGTCTTATGGTGAAAATGGTTGGGGAATGTTTACACTTAACCCTGCCGACGTAATTGGGCTAACGGGCGTATCTTCAACTTCAGGTGTTGGCTCTGTTTCATTTACAATAGACACAGAATTTGCACTATCAGGAGTAGCTATAACTTCTGGTGTTGGAGCGATTGATCCTACCGCAGAAGTTGTTGGACCAACAGGTCAAGCAATAACTTCTTCCGTTGGTTCTATTGCACCAGCAGATGTAATGGGATTAACTGGAGTATCTGCAACGTTCAGTATTGGAAGTGTAACTATTGCATCAAATCCAGTAATAAATGTAACAGGTCAATCAATAACTTCTGGCGTGGGATCAATAGATCCTTTAGCTATCGTAATGGGACTCACTGGAGTTTCAGCGACTGCTAGTGTAGGATCTACTATTGTAGCAGATTTCACAATAGGTTTAACAGGACAATCTGCAACTGCTTCCGTAGCTGGATTTGGCACTGCGTCAGGCTTTGGAATTCAAGCTTATTCTGATGTTGACACAGGTTCAAATACGAGTTATACAAATGTAGCTTAAGTAAATAGGAGATAAAATATGGCTTCAACTTATACACCACTCGGTATTGAACTACAGGCAACTGGAGAAAATGCTGGAACGTGGGGAACAAAAACTAATACAAATTTACAAATAATAGAGCAAATAGCTGGTGGTTTTACTACGCAAGCCGTATCAGATTCTGGTGATACAGATTTATCTGTATCTGATGGATCTACAGGTGCAACTCTTGCACACAGAATTATAGAATTTACAGGAACTATTTCAGCTTCAAGAAACGTTACTATTCCAATCGATGTTCAAGGTCTTTATGTTTTAAAAAATTCAACATCTGGATCTCAAAACGTAGTATTTAAATACGTATCAGGATCTGGAGATAGTGTAACTGTTACACCAGGTGCAGTAAAATTAGTTTACGCAACAGCAAATGACGGGACTAACCCAGACATTGATGATTGTGGATTCATTACTGCCTCTTCAACAGACACGTTAACAAATAAAACTTTAACGTCTCCTATAATTGGAACTTCTATTTTAGATACAAATAGTAACGAAGTAGCTAAAATTACGGCTACAAGTTCAGCAGTTAATGAAGTTACTTTTGTAAATGCTGCTACAGGAAACAATCCATCAATTGACGCTTCAGGTGGTGATTCAAATGTAGGTATTGCATTAAAAACAAAAGGAACTGGAGTAATTCAAGCAGAAGATTCAGGCGGAAACGTATCTGCAGTTAAAATTGCAGGTAAAGAAACTATTTGGGTTCCTGCTAATTCTATGTATCCTAACACGACAAACGGATGTGCAGAGATAGCTCAAACAGAATTATCAAATGGACCTGAGATTAAAACTTTAGATTTTGATAAAGACTCTGATGAGAACGCTCAATTTTCTGTTGCTTTTCCAAAATCTTGGAATGAAGGCACAGTAACTTTTCAAGCATTCTTTACAGCAGATTCAACAAACACAGGAACTGTATCTTGGGATTTAGCAGGAGTTGCAGTCTCTGATGATGATACTTGTAACGTGGCGTTTGGAACAGCGGTTGCACCAACTGCAAAAGCTCACAGCGGTACGGCAAACGATTTAGACGTAACAGCAGAAAGTGGAGCAATAACTATTGCTGGTTCACCAGCAGCAGGAGATCAAGTGTTTTTTCAAATCACAAGAGATGTATCAGATGATTCTTTAACAGCTGATGCGAAACTATTAGGGATCAAATTATTCTTCACAACAGACGCTGCTAACGATCTATAAGGAGGATAAATGTCAGGATTCGGATACAACATTCTAGGTTTCGGGGGTGGTGGAGTACCATTAGATCCATTTCCAACGGGTTCAGGTGGAGATTCAACACAAACCGTTGAAACTAATTTTAAATTACATACCTTTACATCGTCAGGTCAGTTCACTTGGACTAGAGGTAGTGATGCTCAATATGGAAATAAAATTCAATTTTTACTTGTAGCTGGTGGAGCCGGTGGAGCGGCTGACCATGCAGGAGGTGGAGGAGCCGGGGGTTACTTTTATAATGGTGATTACACTGGTTCTTTAAGTTCAGGAGTTTATGCCGTCACAGTGGGAGGTGGTGGTGCTGGAGGCCAACAAAATGGAACTCCAGGAGATGCACCAGGGACTGATGGTCAAGATTCTTCTATTTCAACGTTCTCTGCAACAGGAGGCGGCGGAGGCGGTGCCTACAACGTTAACGGAGAACAAGGTGGCTCTGGAGGCGGCTCTGGGGCAGGAACAGGTATGAATGCAGGCGGCGAAGGAAACGTTCCTTCAAGATCGCCAAGTCAAGGAAATGACGGAGGAAACGGCGGAAGTCAAACACCTGATTGGGTGTCCGGCGGTGGCGGCGGAGCAGGCCAAGCAGGCACGTCAGGATCGCCAGGATCTGCAGGACACGGCGGAAACGGACAAAATGCGTCTCCATTAGAAACAACAACTCGAGCTGGAGGCGGCGGAGGCGGCGCCCAACGTATGGGAATGAGTTCGGGTCCGGCAGGAAGTGGCGGAACAGGCGGCGGCGGTGGCGGTTTCGCTGGATCTCAAGGAGGACAAAATGCAACCGCAAATACGGGCGGCGGCGGAGGCGGCGGCGGATCGTCTGGACAATTTGGAGGTAATGGAGGAACAGGTATTGTTTTAATACAATATAAGTTTCAATAATCATGGCTACATTTTGTAAAATAGATGCAGAGGGCAAAGTAAAAGAAATTCACTCGGTTAATGATTCTAATTGTTTAGACGAAAACGGAAATGAATCAGAAGCTGTTGGAATTGCTTTCTTAACAAAAGTTTTTGGTCATACTGACTGGAAACAATGTTCTTACAATACTGGTCTAAGAATAAAAAGCGATGGAGGATTAGAAAGCTATCACAAAGATGGCGGAACTCCGTTTAGAGGCACGTATCCAGCTAAAGGTTATTTTTATCACGAAGCAGGAGATTTTTTTCATCCACCACAACCTTTTAATTCTTGGACTTTGGACACCACTCAAAAAGGATGGAAAGCCCCGGTTACTTACCCTAGCGTAAGAACTTATCCAAAAACACAATTTGATTCTGAACAAAATGCAGAGGTTGAAGATCAAATACCTTATTTCATTGGTTGGGATGAAGACAATCAAAGATGGTTGGGATCAGATAAAGAAGAACCTATGAATAATTTTATTTGGAATCCATCTACATCTAGCTGGGATCCAGCTTAATTATAAGGTCTACCTAACATCCAAGCAACTAAAGACCATCTAGTTCCTTTGGTAACAGGTGTAACTCTATGAAAAACAAAAGAAGGAAAGAAAGTTATAGACCCTTGTAATTTAGATTCTTTAAAACTAACTTTTTTATCATTTAAAGTATCTTGAAAATTAAATTCTAAGTCTCCTCCTTCGTAAGTTGAAGGATCTGTTAAGTTTAAAGTCATAGATATTTTTCTAATTTTATTTCTAAAATTAACATTAACATGATTATTTTCATAAGGTTCATTTCTAGCGTCTCTATGCCAATGATAAAATTGATTTTTTGTGTATCGAGTAAGTTGTAAAGATTCAATAAAATCTACTTGAAAATTCCAACCAGCATTTTTGTTAGCAGATTCTGCATATTTATTAACCATGTCAAAAAGATATTGGTTGTTTAACCAAACAATTTTAGAATTTCTTGTTTTTTTTAGCTCAGAGTTTTTGTGTATCTTTGCCTTTTTAAAAGACTTATGACCCTCATCTATTATTCTTTGGCATTGATCAACAGAAATCGCAGATTTAAATATCCAACAATAATTTGTTAAATTCATATTTTACTTCTCATTGACTTTCATATATAATCTTGTATCATTATTTAAGAAATATGAAAAGGATAATTATAGTCACCAATGAAGTTACTGGTTTAATATCTGCTTTAATCTTAAAACAAAAATTTATTGATTCAGAAATTAAAGTCATAGCTTCTACAAAGAAAAACCCGCTAGGAAGTCTAACGGATACCACAAATGATTTTCAAGATTTTATGGGCTTTACAGGTATTAACCTTCAAGATTTGTTTAAATCATGCGATGCTGCATTAAAGTGGGGCTCTAAATTTAAAAATTGGTCCAAAGATGATTTTATATCAACATATATAACACATCCTCATTCTAGAGAGTTTGGCCAATATTTATTTATGTGGGGTGAGTTTATAAAAAAAGATATCTCAAGCAAAGAAATGTGGCACCCTAACGTATGGCAAAGTTTAATTAATAAAACACATCATCCATTAATGCATCAATTAAATAGAGATAAACTTTATAAACATTTAGAAAAAATTTGTTCATTAAGAGAAATACAAATTGTTAAAGATAATATAACTAGTGTTGAGGTTGAGAAGAATAGTATTAAAAGTTTAAAAGGTAGTCAAAACTATACCGCAGATTTTTATATAGATATAACAGGATTAGATAGAAAATTAATAAAACATTTATCTCCTGAATGGATATCTTGTAAAGATATGTTATCTAATAATGAAGCAACTGTTGTTGAGGAAAAAGTAGGAAAAGAATGTTTGGTGTATACCACAAACACAAAACTAAAACACGGTTGGTCACAGAGCATAAACGATTATAAGAATCAGACTACTGTATATTATTATAATAATAAAAAATCACAATCTAATAGAGTGGGTAAAAAGATTACTTTTGAACAAGGATATTATAAAGAAACTTTTATAAACAATTGTTGTGCTATTGGAATGGCTAGTGGTTTTATTGAACCTATACATGGCCACTCACTTACATTAGGTATAAATCAAACTTATCTTCTTATGCACCATTTACCTAATGCAAATAAGTTTATGCGTAAGTTTTATAATTTAGGTAATTTAAATATGTATGAAAATATTAGAGATTTAACTTATCTTACTTATATGAATAATAGTAATTTTAATCCGTCAGAAAATTTACATGATTATTTAGAAGTTTGGAAGCATAGACTGCCTATTCACGAAGACTTACCTTACAGATTTTCTTTATACAAATCTCTTCACTTTATTGTGTTGTTGCATGGATTAGGTTTTTTAAAAAAACATAAAAAAGAATTATTAAAAGAATATAACTCTATGAATAATATGCTTCATAGTTTAGCCGAAAGCTATTGGCTAGATTATAAAAAAACCTTTGAATTTAAAGGTATGCCTCATAAAGATTATTTAAAATTTCATCACCACTCATGACACCTAAATTTAGATATTGGTTTTGTAAGGACGTTTACAATTCATCTCAAATCAAGCAATTAAATAAACTTATCAATAAAGAGATAAAGAAAGGAAGACTTGAGGGATCAGATAATCCAGCGAGACTTGCAACTAAGACTTCTAAAGTTCATATTGTTGATTACGCTCCATTAAGACACGCTCTTATGCCTTTTGAAAAAAATGCTTTTTTTGCTAACGAAATGAATTTTAATTACACCCTATATCCAATATCAAATAAAAATGTAAATTATAATATTTATAATCCAGGAACTGAGTACACATGGCATGTAGATAAAGATCCGACAGCGCAATATGATATGAAACTTACTTGTCTGTTAAATCTTTCTGAGAAACCTTTTAAGGGAGGAGAGTTTTTAATATTTGAAGGAGTGGAGTATGTTGTGGAAGAATTAGATAAACCAGGTTCAATGATTATTTTTCCTAGTTTTATGAATCATAAAGTTAATCCAATTAAATCAGGGCAAAGAAGAACACTAACTCTATGGCTTAATGGACCTAAGTTTCAATAATTTTACACAGAAGATTTGTTCTGTGCAGACGGATATTACAAAAGAACTTTTGTATCAGCTTGAAAACATGAAATTATATAAAGACAAATCTCAATTAAATAATTATGATAAGACATCTTTATTTGATCGTGTTGTTTACGATCAAGTATTTAATTTTTTAAATGAATACATAGTTCCGATTATAAATAAATATGGTTACGAAAAATTTAAATTAATAAATTGTTGGAACCAAAGATATTATAAAAATGATTACCACTCTTTACACACCCATAATAATGGTAAGAATAACTTCTCATGCATCTTATATATTAAATGTAAAGAAAAATCTTCTGCCACACGTTTTTATCCTCCAGGATATCCTTATATTGTTTTTAATGAGTTTATTGATATCTACCCAAAGGTGGGTAAACTTGTTGTCTTTCCAGGCTACTTGCCTCACGAAGTTTTACCCAACAAAGATGACGAGCGTCTAATCATGTCAGCAAATATAGAGGTAGAATAAAATGAGCTATAAAATTATACCTAATCTTTTGCCTGAAATACAATTTAAAGGATTACAACATTATATAATGAGCAATAATTTTCCTTGGTTTTTTGTGAAAAAACTAAATGTTCATCAAACTGATGATAAAGATAATAATGAATTTTATTTAAATAAAGTAATATATAATGATGCGAATAATGTAAGAGATAATTATTCCTTTAATATGTTTCAGCCTCTTGTAAACGCTTTAAAAATAAAAACTTTATGTAGAATACATGTTAATTGTTATATTAAATCTAATGAATTAATTGAACACACTCCTCATCGAGATCAACTTTTTCCCTGTAAGGCTGCTGTTTTTTCTTTAAATACTTGCAATGGTTACACAACTCTTGTTGAAGACAAAGTTAATATTCCGTCTATCGAAAATCAAGTCGTTATTTTTAATGGTGACAAATTACATAATTCTACAAGTGTCACTGATTCGCCTAGAAGAGTTAATATAAATTTAAATTGGTATGATAAATAAAATTATAATTGTAGGTGGAGGATCTGCAGGTTGGATGACAGCCGCAACCTTAATACATCAATTTCCAAAAAAGAAAATAGTTTTGATAGAGTCGCCTAATATTCCAACTGTAGGGGTAGGTGAAAGCACCATTGTTCAAATAAATCGATGGAAAACTATGCTAGGCATCGAAGACAAAGACTTTATGAAACATTGTGATGCTAGTTATAAATTAGGAATAAGGTTTGAAGATTTTTACAAGAAAGGAGATGGTGGTTTTTTCTACCCTTTTGGCCAAGTTGATATTGAAGAAAATAGATCTGGTTTAAACGATTGGTATTTTAAAAAATTACGTAAGCCAAAGACTCCCCTATCTGATTATGCAGAAAGCATTTATCCTGTAATGTCTCTAATTAAACAAAATAAAATAACAGATAAAAATTTATTTGCTGGATTTAATTTACGAAGAGATGCTGCCTATCACATGGATGCAACAAAATTTGGTTTATGGTTAAGAGACCACTATTGTTTACCTAGAAAAGTTACTCACATAAAAGAAGATATTAAAAGCATCGAACAAGATGAAGAAGGCATTAAAACTTTAAATAAAAAACATAAGGCAGATTTATTTATTGACTGCACAGGTTTTAAATCTTTATTAATAGAACAAACATTAAAATCAGAGTTTATAGACTACTCCTCTTTATTGCCTAATAATTCAGCTTGGGCTACTAAATTAAATTATAAAAATAAAAAGAAAGAATTAAACTCTTACACAAACTGTCAGGCATTAGATAATGGCTGGATGTGGACTATACCTTTGTGGTCAAGAATGGGTAAAGGATATGTTTACTCAAATAAATTTGTATCTGATGATGAAGCATTAAAAGAATTTAAAAAACATCTACCTAAAGGATCACATAAATTTAATCACATAAAAATGAAAGTAGGTATACACAAGGAACTGTGGAAGAAAAATGTTTGTGCTATAGGTTTATCTGCAGGATTTATAGAACCACTAGAAAGCAATGGTTTATATACTGTGCATGAATTTTTAGTTCAGTTATGTAGAACGTTAGAACGAGGAGATGTCTCTCAGTGGGATAAGGATTATTATTCTTGGTCTTGCCGTTTGATCTTCGATACCTTTGCAGAGTTTGTAGCTTTACATTATGCTTTGTCTCATAGAAAAGATACTAAATATTGGAAGAATAATTTTAATAAAAGATTCTACCCTGAGCATGTTGAAGGACTATCAAATAAATTTCCAACTAGTTTTCAAACTATATCTCATAATAAATTTAAAGAGTTTCAATACAACCCTGTTGGTGGAATACACTCTGTAGCTACGGGACTAAATTTCTTTCCTACAGATTCAGCATCTTTAAAATACTATAATATGAAATCAGACTTAAAAGATTTTGACTGGGAAACATGTATTAATAATCTAGAAGCAAAAAAAGAAAGATGGAATAAAATTATAAAAAAAGAACCATCTCTTTATGAATATCTAAAGGAAAATATTTATGCATCATCGTGATGAAAATTTAAAGGGTAAGTATTCTTTTTATTATTGGGGACCTTATTTATTTCAAACAGCAATATCTCCAAAGGTAGCTAAAACTTTATTAAGTGAAGGTAAAAAACTAACAAAAAAATTTAATGAAAGTTTAGCAGGTCAGATTAAAAAAGAGTTTATTTATACTGACGCTTCTTTCTTTATGCCTGAGTTTACAAGAATTGTTGATTTATACTTAGAAGGATATAGGCATTTTGCAAATTTACCTAACTATAAAGCCACTTTTAATTTTAAAAATATGTGGATTAATTATCAAAAGAAAAATGAATATAATCCTCCACACATACATTTTGATTGCTCACATTCTTTTGTGATATATTTAAAAATGCCTAAACAAATAAGAAAAGAATATTTAAGGAATAAAACACAATCAGCAGGAGCGGGTGCTATAAATTTTTTTTATGGCGAATATAACGAGTGGTCTAATACTAGTCATGCTTTCCTCCCTGAAGAAAATATGATATTTGTCTTCCCTTCTTTCTTACAGCATTATGTAGAGGCTTTTAAAAGTGACGTAACTCGTATCACTGTTGCAGGTAATTTTTCATTGATAAGGGCTAAAATCTGATATAATCTAGGTGCCTATGGCATTACAAAAAGTACAGTTTCTACCAGGATTTAACAAACAGATCACCGACACTCAAGCCGAAGGTCAATGGGTAGACGGAGATAATGTAAGATTTAGATATGGCACGCCTGAAAAAATAGGCGGCTGGCAGCAGTTAGGTAATAACAAGATAACAGGTGCTGCTAGAGCTATGCTTCATATTGTAAATAGAAGTGGCCAGAAGTTTTCAATCATAGGAACAAACAGAATTTTATATGCTTACTCAGGAGGTGTATTTTATGACATACATCCTATTAAATCTACAACTACACTTACAAATGCTTTTAGCACAACAAACGGATCAGCTGTAGTTACAATAACCTTTTCTACAGGTCATGGCTTAAATCCTGGTGATATAATTTTATTAGATAATTTTACAACAATCACAGGATCTAATTTTGGTGCATCAGATTTTGATGATAATAAATTTATGGTAACCTCAGCACCAACCAATACAACAATTACAATTACAATGCCGTCTGCCGAAACAGGATCTGGTGCCACAACTTCTGGAGGTATAAGAGTTCAAATATATTATCCAGTTGGACCCGCAGAACAGTTGCCTGGGTTTGGTTGGGGTCTAGCTTCTTATGGTGGTACGGTGGCTAATGCACTTACAACAACTTTAAATGGAGCAATCAATGCGTCTACAACGACGATAGTTTTAACAAGCGTTGTTAACTTTCCATCGACTGGTACAAATCACATACAGATAGGATCGGAAGAAGTATCTTACACTGGGATCTCAGGGAATACATTAACAGGCGTGACGCGAGGAGCGAGAGGCACAACAGCAGCATCTCACTCTGACGGTGCAACAATTACAAACTCGTCTGACTTTGTGGCATGGGGTGAAGCAGCATCAGGAGATCTAGTAATCGATCCAGGCCTTTGGTCGATAGATAATTTTGGTGGTAAAATTATTGCACTGATACACAACGCACAAGTTTTTGAATGGGACTCAAACGCAGCGAACGCAACAATAACAAGAGCAACAATTATTTCTGGAGCGCCAACTGCATCAAGAGATATGATTGTATCTACACCAGATAGACACTTAGTATTTTTTGGAACAGAGACAACCATTGGTGATCAATCATCACAAGATGAAATGTTTATAAGATTTTCTAACCAAGAGGATATTAACACTTACACACCTACAGCCACTAACACTGCTGGCACACAGAGACTAGCCGACGGGTCTAGAATTATGGGAGCTGTAAGAGGTCGTGATGCAATCTACGTTTGGACTGACACTGCTTTATTTACACAAAGATTTATTGGACCACCTTTTACATTTGGTTTTGCACAGGTAGGTACAAACTGTGGACTAATAGGACAGAACGCTGCGGTAGAAGTAGACGGTGCTGCGTATTGGTTTTCAGAAAACGGATTCTTTAAATATGCTGGTGCCTTACAATCACTACCATGTTTAGTAGAAGATTTTGTATTTAATGATCTAAACACTACAGCTAACCAACTTATTAATGCAGGATTAAATAACTTGTTTGGTGAGATTAATTGGTTTTACTGTTCTTCTGGTGCAACAGTAATCGATCGATGTGTAACTTACAATTACATTGAGTCTACACCTCAAAGACCTGTCTGGACTACAAGCACATTAGATAGAACAACGTGGCAAGACTCCGCTGTGTTTGGT